TTCTCGACTTCCTCGAAGCCGGGCGGAATGGCCTCGACTGGGCTCGCTGGAGCCGTCTCAGCGTCTTCCGGCTCTTCCGGGGGCTCAGCAGCCGCCAGCGCTTCGTCGATCGCCTGTAGCGCGCCTTTGCGGGTCTTGCCCCCCACTTCGGCTTTCCGGAGCGCCCGCAACTCGTCCGAGGACAGCCCCGGCAACGCTTCCTTCAGTTTGGCAACGGACTGGTCAAGAATGTCGGTCATGAGGGTGTCTCCCTTGAATAGGTGTGGGGACGAGCCGAAACCCGCCCCCACGGTCGCCGGTCTTGGAGCCGGCTGTTGCTTACGAGGTGGTCAGGTCGGCAACCGTGCCGCTCGACTTCTCGTTGCAGCACTCAAGCGTGTATTCGACCGACAGCATCTTGCGGTCGCTGTGGCCGGTCTTGGCCAGGTCCTCGGTCTTGAAGCGCTGATAGTAGCAGAGCTTCCACATGCTCGGATCGACCACTAGGGCCGAGCGCGAGCGGCTGAAGCGGTTGGCCACGATGTCCAGCTGACCGAAGTCGCTGACATAGACATCGGCCGCGCCGACGATCGTCGCCCGCTTGTTGCCGGTGTCGCGCACCTGATCAGCAATGCCGGAAAAGCCCGACATGACCTTCTTGTTGAAGGCCCCAACCATGATCAGGTTCGGATCGCCGCCGTTTTCCCAGCACAGCTGGAGCACGTCCTTGAGCAACGACTCGGTATAGGCACGCTGGGTGCCATCCGTTGCCGCAGCCTGGATACCGCCGGAGAAGGCGGTATTGGAGCCACCGGCGCCCCGGCTGTCGTTGGTCTGGATCCACGCTTCGAAACCCGCCGACACGCGAGCCGTGCCGGCGGCGCCGGCCACGGAGGCGTTGTTGCTGGTCAGGCTCGACTCGATGTCGCGCTTCAGTTCCTTGCCGCGCTTCATCAACTGATAGCTCAGCTCGTCGCCGCGGCCCGCGTTGTTGCTGGCGCGCTGCGTGCTCGATACCTGGATCACTTTGTCGGACAGCTGGGTGTAGTTGCCCAGGCGAACCGTCGCGGTGATGGAATCGTTGGCGGGGTCGTCGCCCTCAATCACGGCATTGGACGCGGAGGCGGCTGCCAGGGCGTCGGTCTGCCATTCGTGGAATGTGTTCTTGGCCTCACTTTTGCCGATTGCCGACATGAACGGCGTATCGGTGGGGCTGACGTCGTGGATCACGTCGGTGAGGTCTTCGCGGCGCCCAACAACCTGATAGGTCTGGGTTGTGCCTGATGGTACGGTCATGGTTCAATTCCCTTGGCCGGCTGTCCCGGCTCTCTTGGGTTGGGTTTAGAGAAAGCGGCTGAAGACGCGGGCTGCCGCGTCCTGATCTCCGCTCTTCATGGCTTGTCGATCAGCAGTGTAGCGCTGGTTGGCAACGGCGCCTTTGCCTTGGGCCACGCCGGGTTTCGATACCCGGGGCAATCCTTTGGCTGAGCGGACCTGTTCCATCTTCTTCGCCATCAAGGTGTCGTACTTGTCGGCTTTCGCCTTCAATTCGCTGACCTTCTTGAGCGCGAGGACTTCGGTTGCGGTAGCGTCATTCAGCTGCTCTGCCGAATAGCCGAGTTCGGTGGCGATGGACTTCATCTGTTGATGAAGTTTCGGCCCCTCGGTGGCGTCGAACCATTCGGGAAGTTGCTCTTTCAGGGCTTCCTGCTCGCGCTGGAAAGCTTGCTGTTTTGCCACCTGTTCGTTGGCGGCGGCGCGGTGCTGGATCGCTGCGAGCTGTTGCTGGATCTGTTGAGCCTGGGCAACGGTGCGCTCGTAGGCGTCCATCTGTTCCGCGTAAGCCCAAGGGTCGTCCGCCTGAAGCTGGTGGCTTGGCCTTTGGGGTATCTGCGGCATCAGCACTTCAAGCTGTGCCGCGTAGGTTGTCTGAAGTTGCTGGACAGCCGCCAAGGCTTCGCTCTCGACTTGAGAGCGGGCCTGTTTGGCTTCCTGCGCCTTCGACTGCACGAATTTCTCTCGTTCCGCCTCGCGGCGGCCGAGAGTTTCCTGCAATTCACGGGGAAGCTCGGCGAACGCCGCCTGCTCCTCCGTGGTCCACGATACCGGCGGCTTGATGGGCGGGAGTTCCGCTTCAGCGTCGGGATCGTCGTCTACGTCTTCGGCCGTCAGCTCGGGTTGTTCCGCTTCTCCGTCATCTTGCGATGTGGCGGGCTCGGCGGCTTCTTCCGGCTTTGGCTCGTCTTCGGGTTGTTCGGCAATCGCTGCGAAACGGTCTTCAATGGTCGGTTCAGCAGCGATGACAGGTGCATCGGAGCCGCCGACTTCCCCTTCGGGATGGGTCATGCGGATGTCCTTTGTTCAGGCTTCTTGTTGGCCGTCTTTCCGGCTGTCGTTCTTGCCTTTGCGGGCAAAATCTCGTAGGGTGCGGCATGCGCCGCGAAACCACACTCAGCGAAGTTGCGATGTGGTTCGTTCTGTTCCTCAACTCGCTGTCGATCGTGTTGCTGCAATTCGGCTAGAAGCCGATGCTCAGCAGCCGCCTCTTGGCCGGCGTTAACTTCTCGAGCCTCTCGGTGCGGTCGATGTTGCTCTGAGCAATCCGGCCGTCCATGACGATGATCTGTATCTGCGAGCGCACTTCCTTGGCGATCCGCAACGCATTCGCTAGCGCAGTGATCTTGCCCGCTTCCCATGGGGCGGTGGACGCGAGGTCTTCGATCCGCTGGGCGTAAGTGTCGGCCAGCAACTCGAATGCAGGGTCGAGGAATTCGTCCAGCGCTCGTTTGGCAAGGTGCGCGCGGTCGGCCCGTTGCTTGTCGGTCAAGTCGGTCACTTGTTCAGCGCTCCCCCCGCCCGCATGTTCTTGATCCGCGCGCCCGATTCGTCATCCTTGCGGTCATGGTCGCGCTGATGGGCGTCGGCCTGTATGCTGATCTTCATCCGCTCCAGCGCCACCTCCATCGCCTGTTGCTGCTCGGCGAGTTTCATCTCGACGAACGCTTTCTGCTGCTCCAGCGCCATGCGAGCCTGACTGCCTTGCTGCTCCAGCGAAAGCTTGCCCTGGATATCCATCAGCTTCAGTTGCAGCGTGGCTTGCTGGGCCGCGCCCTTCATTTGGAGCTCGGCTTGTTGGGCCTGGATCTCGGCCTGGACCTTGATCATCGCCGGGTCGGGCGGGGCCTCCTTGGGTGGCAGAGGCTGCCCATCGGGGCCAAGCTGCGGCTTACTCGGGTCGTTGAAGAACTCGGTAACGTCGCCCATGCCGGTATCCGCAACCCAGCCCTTGGCTGAGTTGAATATCTTTTGCTCATCGACGATCCCGAGCCCGGCTTCCAGCGCCGAAGCCTGCATCCCGATAAGCTCGCGGCGGAAGGCTATCTTCTGGTCCTTCTTGCCCGAGCCGAGCCCAACACGGGGCCGGGCGATCATATCCTCGGGCCATTCGCGCGGGTCGACCTCGACGAACTCACCGTCGATCGGCACGGTAATGGGCTCGCCGTACCGTTTCAGCATCTTGGCCTTCTTGGTGAACAGCTGGGCCAAGGCGTTGGCGAAGTTGCGGGCCAGATATTCCTCGACCTGTTGTCCCTGGGCCTGCATCAATGCCGTCCCTGTCGCGGTCTTGTTCAGCGTGTCGGCATCGAGGCCCTGGTTCAGTCTCGTAATGCCGGTGCGGCTCTCCCGCTCTCCGTTCATCAACTCGAGCATGTTGAAGCCCGACGACGGGTCGAAGTTGCCTTGCCGCTCCTGTGGGGCAGTGGCGCCTTTCCAGCGGATCACACGACCGGCGCGGACCGTGAGTAGGTCCTCGATGGTGCTTTCTCCGATCGCGTCTTCATGGACGTACGTCGAAGGATTGTTCGCCAAGTAGATCCCGTCGAGCGACTGGCGCAAAAGGACGGTCCTGATCCGCTCGATGTCCATGACCTTATCGGCCAGCGATTGCCCAATGCGCCTGTGCGGCATGGGGAACGGACACCAGTCCTCGAACGGGTGGTCGTCGGCATCCTCCATTTCGTTGATTTCGAATATCTTGAAGTCCGAGGTGCGGCGCAGATAGAGCAGCTCGGCGATGCCGTCGCCGTTCTCGTCAAAGCGCACGAACTCCTCGTGCCACCAGACCATACGCGAGGTCCCGCGCCGCGCGTCGAGCGTGGTCAGCCGGTCCTGATCGCGCGCCATCGAAAGCGTGCTGTCGGCGTAGGCATCGGCCCCCAGCCCTTCCAGTTCCTCGGCGTCGAATCCTTCCGCCACGATGTCGAATATGGGCCTGCGGGTCTTCCTGCCCTTCAGAAGGGCCTCGGTGATCGTTCTAGCATCGGGGGAGCAATAGAACTCTTCGCTCGGTACTGCCGCGTCACAGAACTTGGGGGGAAGCTCTTCCAGAATGGTGACGTTGAAGATCGGGCCTTCCTCGCCTCCTTCCCCAACCTGGTCGGACTCGATGATCTTGATGCCCTGCTGTTCGGCCATCGCCATTGCAACAGCGCTCACACCCTCCAGAGTGCGGCGCTTGGGTTGCCGCTCCTCCGGATAAGTCATGCATACCGCGTACTTTTCGAGCAGGCCGGCTTTGAGCCAGTCGTGCAACACCTGATACCCGTCCTGCTCGTCCATGAACAAGTGTTTGATCGTCTGCGTCGCGATGTGCGCCAGCTCGGCGTTGCGATGCATGAACTCAACGATGTCGTCGCCCGAGATGATTGTCCGGAGGATCGAGATCACCATGTAATCGACGACTTCCGCCGTGTCCCGGGCCACTACCTGAGACCGCCCGTCTTCCTCATCGCCGTAGGGCTCGCCGTTGTACCGATCGATCGCGGTCGTGCGTTCGTCCTCAAGGGTATCATCCCGGCAGCGGTCGTATTCCTCCTTCAGGAAGCCGAGCAGTTCGGGCGAGACTTCGATCATACCCGCCCTTTCTCGTATTGCTTGTAGTCGATCTTCTGGCTCGCGGCCGGCGTCCTGTGGCCCACGGCGAAGTACCGCAACGCATCCGCGTAATGGCTTGTCCAATCGTGCAGCGGCGTGACCCGGAATTCCTGCCGCTTCTCATCGTAATCGCGGCGATACATGCGCAGAGCTTCGATACCGGCCTTGCACTTGGTCTTGTCGAACCAGCATGTCGGCAGCAGCATCCGCACTGCCTGAATGCCATCGGCAACAGGGATGTTGGGGCAGACCGTGGCTTTGATTCCCAGGCCCGCCAGAACCTCTTTGCGGGACTTGCCTGTCCCTAGCTCCCTGACTTCAACGTCATGCGGCAGGTAGTGATTGCCCCACAGCCAATCGCGTTCCTGGAGCCGTTTGGCATACCAGTCGAGCCCGACCCCTTCACCCTTCAGCACATCGATCACACGGGTTTCACGGCCGACGCATTGAACGAACCAGATCACCGTCGAGTCCGCGACGCCCAGATCCCATGCGGTATGAACCGGCAGGCGCGGATCATAAGGAACGCCGCA